GAAGGCGTTGTTGGGGCAGGCGTTGGCGGAGGAGGCGATTGGGGTGGCGCGGGAGAGTACGACGCACAGCACGGCGGTGGACCGGGTGTTGATTGAGACGTTGAAGTGGGCGGCGAGCAAGGCGAATCCGGCGGAGTATGGGGACCGGCAGGTGGTGGAGCATCAGGGCGCGCAGAAGCTGGAGGTGCGCGTGGTGGAGGAGTCGGTGCCGGTGCGCGGAGGGAAGAAGCTGCGCGAGGTGGGACGAAGCGCAGCAGCGCAGATGGCGGTGGAAGCAGGCGCGATGCGGATGCTGACGGGAAGCGCCGAGGTCATTGTCAGTGCGCCCAAGGATATGGCATGATCCTTGCTAGTATACATGAGAACGTGAGAGCCACGTTAACGTGTTAACGAATCATGTATATCATGTAAACACTGATACACTGTTACTAACTACTAACTACAGTGTTGGGGTGACTGGTGAGTCACCCCTGACTGTGTAGTCACCCCCTGCCGGGGGCCTGCTCCGCTTCGCTCCGCAGAGGAGAGAGGGAGAGAAGGGAAGACTGGTACAAGTCAACACCATAGATCACCTTCAGCGCAAAGGGCATGGCACGGAATCGTCAGGCGCAAAAGCCGGGGCAGGTGGAGGTGCGATTGCTTCGGCGCCATCCCGGGCAGATGGTGGTGCATGGGCATCCGGCGCGCTTCAAGGTCGTGATGTGCGGTCGGCGCTGGGGGAAGACGGCGTATGGCATCCGGGAAGCGTGCGATGCGGGCATCGCCGGGCAGCCGGTCGGGTGGTTTGCCCCGAACTACAAGTACGCGCTGGAGGTCTGGCGCGAGTTGCTGCAGCGGCTGGCGCCGGTCATCGTCCGGTCCAACGATCAGGAACGCCGGATCGAACTGGCGACGGGCGGGGTGATCGAAGTCTGGACGATGGACGCCCCAGACCCCGGCATCGGGCGGAAATACGCCCTGATCGTCATCGATGAGGCCGGAATCGTCCCGGACCTGATGCATATCTGGCAGCAGAATCTGCGCCCGACGCTGGTCGATCTGGGCGGGAAAGGGCTGTTTCTGGGCACGCCACGCGGGCGGCGGCACGGATTCGTGCAGCTGTTCAACCGGGGGATGAGCGAAGACCCGGTGTGGCAGAGCTTCCGAGCCCGGACGCTGGACAACCCCTACATTCCCGAGGACGAGGTCGAAGCCGCCCGGAAAGAACTCCCCCCCGAGGTCTTCGCGCAGGAGTTTGAGGGCATCCCGACCGACGACGGCGCCAACCCGTTCGGGCTGGAAGCCGTGCAGGACACGGTTGGCGAGGTGCCCAAGGGCGAACCCGTGGTCTGGGGGCTGGATCTGGCCCGGAGTATGGACTGGACGGTCCTAGTCGGGCTGGATGCGTGGCGCCGGGTGGTGGCGCTGCATCGATGGCAGGCGCCGTGGGCGACGACCAAGGCCCGGATCAAGGGGCTGGTGGGGGATGTGCCGGTGGTGGCCGACGCGACGGGCGTGGGCGATGCGATCGTGGCGGATTTGCAGGGGATGGGGCTGATGGTGACCCCGTATGTGTTCACCCAGCAGAGCAAGCTGCGGCTGATGCAGCGCCTGATCGCCGCCTTTCAGGCCCGGGAACTGCGCCTGTCGGCCGCACAGGACGCGCACTGGCTGGTGGCCGAACTGCAGGCATTCGAATACACCTACACGGCCACCGGGGTGCGCTACGAGGCGCCCAAGGGGGAGCATGACGACGGCGTCATGGCGCTGGGGCTGGCGCTCCACGGCTGGGACCGGGTCCAAGGGGCGGTCCCGGAGGCGCCCCCGCCTCTTGTGATTCACCCGGACGACCCGCAGATTGGCAGGGAGCGGCAAGCGGAGCGCGATGGCATGGTGATGCTGGGGGGGGTGCCGACGCTACTCGGCCCGTCGGTCCCCCTAGCTTACCGTGACACGCAGGACGACCACACCAGCGGCATGAGCGGCTGGTTCCACTGACGAGGGGCGCATGGCACGGGACGACAAGCGAGGCATGGAAGCCGTTGCCAGCAAGGTGAACGGCAAAAAGCGCCCGGTCCTTGCCAAAAAGGGCAAGGGGCCGGGTATGGCGGTGATGATCGCCATCGGCGGTCCCAAGCGCGCGATGCGCGGAGAGGAGGAGCCGATGCGCAGCGGATACCGTGGCGAGCCGCGTTCGTCGGTGGACCCCACCCTCGCCAAGCTGGAGGCGCGCATCGCCAAGCTGGAAGCCGAGCATGAGGAGATGAAGCGCGGCAAGGCGATGGACCGCGAGATGGACGAGGAGTACGAGGACGAGTACGAGGACGAGGAGGACTAGTGCCCAAGACTGCGGTGTGGCAGCGAAAAGAGGGGCAGAACCCCGAGGGTGGCCTGAACGACAAGGGCCGCGCTTCGCTGCGCGCTCAGGGCAAGGACATCAAGCCGCCGGTCAAGGCGAGTGAAGCGGCGCGGTCGCCCGAGAAGGCGAAGCGCCGCATCGCATTTTGCAAGCGGATGCAGGGCATGAAGCGCAAGCTCACCAGCGCCAAGACGGCCAACGACCCGGATTCGCGCATCAACAAGAGCTTGCGGGCGTGGGATTGCTGAAGGTGCAGGACCGTTGGGACAGTTGAGCAGCCGACTTCCCCCTTTCTGAGAACAGACGATGCCGAACATCAAGCCGGGTCCGTGGAACCAGATCAACGCCCGTCCGCTGACGCAGAACCTCTTCCGCACCACCTTCTCCCGCGCCATCGCGGCCAACGGCGTGGACCCGACGTGGTTTCGCCAGATCGGCCCGCTGGGCGCCGGGATCGGCTATAGCCAGACCGGCGGCAACCTCGTCCTGACGAGCGGCGTCACGGCGAACAGCGAAGTGATCCTGCGCTCGACGCAGTCGTTCGCCAGCGACATGGAGATGCGCTGGCAGAGCATCCTGTCGCAGCGCATCGTGAACCAGAGCTTCGTGGTCGAACTGGTTGACGTGGTGGGAGACGAACTGGCGATTCTGGTCAATAGCGCCACCAGCGTGACGATCACGTTCCGTCCGGGCGAGAACCCGTTCACGGCGGCAAACGTCGGGCAGGCGATGAGCATGGGCGCCTTCAACGGGGTGGCAGGCATCCCCGGGCGCTACGCCATCGCATCGGTGAGCGGCGACACGGTCACCTTCACGGTGGCCGGGTTCCCGGCGTCGGGCAGCGGCACCTGCTCGCTGTTTGGCTGGAACTTCATCCGCTGCGTGTACAGTGGCGCAACCGCCACGACGATGAACTTTGACACCCAGCGCAACGGGTACAACAGCGGCGACACGGCGGCGACGATCAACACCACGGCATCGCCCGGACACATGGGCATCGCGCAGGTGTCGAGCGGCGCCGCTACGCTGCTGGATCAGCTGGTGGCCAGCGCCACCACTGTGCAGACGGCCGTCCGCGCCAATCGCGTGGTGAACATGCCAACGGAAGAGCAGAACCTGTTCTTCCAGCTGCGCATCGTCAACGGGTCCACGCCACCGGCTTCCACGACGACGTGGACGGTGGGCATGGTGGCGGTCTACGACTTCCGCACCGCCAACGTCACGATCAACGACACGCGCCCGACCGGCGCTTCGTCGCCGCTGCCGGTGCAGGTGACGGCTCCGCTGCCCGCTGGCACAGCGGTTATTGGCACGGCAACCGTGGCGGGACAAGCGGCGCACGATGCTGCCATCGCTGGCAACCCGGTGCGTGTTGGCGCACGCGCAATATCTGCTGCTTACGCAACAGTCTCCACTGGCGATCAGGCAGACCTGATCTCCACGCTGCAGGGCGTGCTGGTGACGCGCCCGTGGCAGATCCCGGAACTGGAGTGGAGCTACGCGGCCGCGTCTGGCGGTGTCACCAACACGACCGATGTGGCGCTGGCAGCGGCAGCCGGTGCTGGGCTCCGGCGCTTCATCACTAGCATGACGCTGTCGAACAACAGTGCCACGGCGACCGAGGTGGTGCTGAAGGACGGCGCGACAATCATCTGGCGTGGTCATCTGCCAGCCAACGCGCCGAACGTCAACGTCAACTTCCAGAACCCGCTGAAGACTTCGGCTAACGCGGCGCTGAACTTTGCGTGCATCACGACGGCAGCGGCCGTCTACGTCAACGCACAGGGGTTCACCGCGCCGTGATCGACATCCATCGTCTCCTCTGGCCGCTGGTGGCGGTCTATGCCATCTGGCGTTTTGCGCAGGTGGCGGAACGGTGGGCGCCCACGGTGGCGCCTGCCGTGGACGACGATCCGATGATCATCGCCGTGCCCGACGATCTGGTGGCGCTTGCCCTGACGCACAGCGAGTCGTGGGCGCAGGAGGACACGCTCAAGGCCATGCGCGAGAAGTACGCAGAACTGAAGGACTGGCAGAAGGTCCGCTTCGCCTTTGGCATCGGGAGACTTGACGGATGACGCTGCCTTTTTCGCCGGAAGCGGGTGATGCCCCGATGGGCGAGGAACTGCTGGGCATTGAGATGGACATGATCCTGCGCGAGGCGCTGGGTCAATCCAACCAGCCGACCTCGCCCAACGATCAGATGCAGCCGAACGCCCCGCGCGACACGCAGCAGACCGCCGACGAACAGCTGTCGGCGCTGCGCCGCGCGCTGTACGGCCACGACTTCCCGCTGGCCGACGAGGCGTCGGCTGGCGACCCCGAAGCGTGGGCGTCGTGGACGCGCGGCCTGTGGGATTCGCGCCAGCAGGCGGTGCAGCAGCACCTGCATCTGGTCGAGCGCAACCGACTCTTCCGGGCCGGGATGCAGTGGATCTCGTCCAAGGGCCTTGGCCCGTGGGCCGAGCCGTCGCGCCCGAAAGATGCGGTGCGCATCGTCTACAACATGATCGACAAGGCGCTCGACCAGCGCCTGCAGATCCTCATGGATCAGAAGCCGGGGTTCAGCGTCACGCCCATGACGCAAGACCCCGAGGACCGGCGCAAGGCGCAGGCCCAGCAGTTGGCGCTGGAGTACCAGCATGAGCAGCAGCAGATGGTCCGCATCGCCCGCGAAGCCGTGTTCTGGAACCAGACGGACGGGGTCAGCTTCTGGCATCAGCAGTGGGGAGCGGATCGTGGCCCGTGGGACGAGCGCATGGGCGACCAGCCCGGGGAGCGCAAGCCACTGGGCGATCTCATGTCGCAGGTGCTGCGCGTCGAGCAGGTGCGTGTCTCGCCCAATGCGACGGCCACCGTGCCGCCCTACTGGGTGGTCATCCGCGAAGTCATCTCGCGCAGCGAGGCCGCGTACCGCTACGGCGTGACCGGGCTCAACGCCTCCGACGACATGATGACCACGGGCAACGCGCCGACCTATGGGGGCGCGGATGGCATGGGATCGTGGGTGCTGACGCAGACGACCATCGGGGAAGGGCAGCGCCTGCGCGATGAGGACGTGACGGAGCGGTTCACGGTCTACGTCGCGCCGCACCCAGACGCGCTGCCCGAAGGGCTGCAGCTGGTCGTGGTTGGCGACACCGTGGTCTTCGGCCCGGAGAAGCTGTTCTGGGGCGTCATCCCGGTCGTGCCGGTGCGGGACGGGTCCAGCGATCCGTCGTACTACCCGCGTCCGGTCATGGAGCAGTGGATCGACCACCAGATGCGCGTCAATGCGCTCGCGTCCAAGTGGGTCGAGAACATCCGTGTCAACGCGGGCGGTCGCTTCCTGACGCGCCCCAACACGCTGGCCACGGAGACGTTCATGGGTGGCGTCACGTCCATGATCGAAGTGCGTGGCGGCGGGCCGATGGGCGATAGCATCCAGCCCGTGCAGGGGTTCAGCGTCGGACAGGACGTGAAGGAAATGCTGGCGCTGGAGAAGCAGGCGTTTGAGGACGCCTCGGGCTGGAACGCCGTCTCGCGCGGGCAGGTGACGGGCGAGTCGGGGCGGGCCATCATCGCCAGCCGTGAGCAGCTGGAGCGGGTGTTCAGCCCTTCCGTCAATGCGCTCGCGTTGGCCTACACGGACTGGTGCAAGGTGACGCTGGCCGGGATGGCATGGGGCTATGACGTGCCCCGCTCGCTGGGGGCGGTTGGCAAGGGCCGACCGGATCTGGCGCGGGCCATCAGTGCCAGCGACTTCGACGGCGTGTCGGATGCGCGGGTCGAAGCGGCCACGCTCATGCCGATGCCGATGGCGTTTCGGATGTACCTGCTGGACAACTGGCTGCAGACCGGCGTGATCGACGTGAAGGAGTACCGGCGCCGCCAGATGTTCGCCGTGGCGCGCGACATGGGCACCCCGGATGAAGATCAGGAGGCCCGGGCGATGCGGGTGGCGGAGGCCATTCGCATGGGCTACCAGCCCCCTGAGCTACGGTGGCAGGACAACGAGGCGATCCATCAGGACGTGCTGGAGCGCCAGATCCTGCTGCAGGACGACCTCGACCCCCAGATCATCGCCGCCGCGCAGCAGCGGTGGACGGCGTTGGCCAATCAGGCAGCTCAGAAGCAGGGAGGTGCGCCTCCTGCCGGTCCTCCGGGAGCGCCCGGGGGAGGCCAACCGGCAGGGGGTGGCCCTCCGGCTGCCTCGGTCCCGGCCCTGCCTGCCAATCTCTTGCCACTGGCGAGTGGCAACCCGCCGATCGGCGTGACCAACCTCATGCAGCAGACGATGGCTGGCACGGACGAGGCGGAACAGGCGGCTCAACAGGCCGACCTACTTTCTCGTCAACTCTAAGCACGGACTCACATGAATCAGAACACGATGGGCACGGACGGCCCAGATCTGGCGGCACTGGCGGCGAGCGCCGTCGCTGACACGCTGGCGATGGAGAAGCCTGCCGCGCCCACCCCCGCGTCACCGTCTTCGACGGCACCGGATGTTGGAGATCTGACCGACACGCAGGACACCACGGACGCACCCGAGACGGAGGTCGCAGATGGGGCGGAGGCGGATGGTGAGGCGCCAGAGGCGGTTGCGCTCCCTGAAGGCTTTGTGGTGGTGGAGCCTGTCACAGAAGGTCTGGTCACTGAGTTCGTGGTCCGAGACGCTGCGGGCGAAGATCTGGAAATCCCCGCCATAACCCTTGAGTACAAGGCAAACGGGAAGGTCAGGAAGGACCGGCTGGATCAGGTGGTGAAGCTGGCCCAGTTCGGCGTCTACAATCAGGAGCGCGAGGCGCGCATCCAGCAGGTGGAGGAGGACGCGCGGTCGATCGCGGAGGAGCGCCAGCAGCTGGCGCAGATGCTCACGGAGTACGAGCAGCACATGGAGCAGCTGCTCACCAACGAGGAATACTACGCCCGGGTGGCGGATCGGTTCGCGCAGGAGAACGCCCCGGAGGTTCGGGCGGCGCGGGCGGAGCGGGATCTGCAGTCCTTGCAGATTCAGCAGCAACTGCAGCACATTTCCAGTGTAGGCGAGACGTTCCTGCAAAAAGAAGTGGACCCAGCCCTGCAGATGATCATGCAGGCACTGCCCACGATTACCCAGCAGGAGTTGGACGAGCGATTGGCTGTCGCCATGCAGGCGCACTTGGTCCGTGGTCCGGGCGGAGTCCCGTACCTCCCCGAGTCACGCTACGATGCAATGCGAAAGTACATCGTCGAAGATCTGGCCATGTGGGCGCAGATGGCGCACATGAAGCGGGCTGAAGCACAGCGTGACCCTGAAAAGGAACGGCTGGCGGCGGAACGCGACAAGGCGCGCATCGAATCCCAGAAGGCCAAGCGGCAGATGAGCCAAGCCATGACGCCGGTCACGCGCGCTGCAGCCGCAGCGACAACGGGCAAGCCGAAGGCGAAGCCGCCTGCCACCCTCAACGATGCCGTGGACAGTGCGATGTCTGCGGTGCTTTCCTCATTCAGATCGTAACGCGCCTCGGCGCAGGAGGTGGCCATGCCCGGCCCCACAGTCATTACCGATTCCGAACTCACGGGTCTGCTCAAGAACGTCTACTCGCAGTACCGTGAGAAGGTGCAGAACCTCATCACGCCGTTCCTCGCCCAGCTGCAGCGGGCGAAGGCCGGTGGCCCCCGCAACCTGCGGTGGGGCGGCAACAACGTCTTCTTCGATGTGGTGACCGGCCGTCCGTCTGGCGCCACCTTCTCGTCGGCTGGTTGGTTCCCGAACGACACGACGGCGACCGAAGTGCAGGCCAACGTGGGCGTCGTCCGCGCCTACACCACCCGTCAGATCGACGGGCTGGCGTTCATCGGCACGCAGAGCAAGGACGCGGCCTTCGAAACCATCGCGCGCAAGACGATGGATGAGATCAAGGACGCTTCGACCCTGCTCATGCAGCAGGCGCTGCACAACAAGCCGGATGGCATCGTCGCGCTGGTGTCCAGCTACACCGCTGGCCCGCCGACCACCGTCGTGGTCAACAGCCCCTACGGCATCGCCAACGCCGGTCAGGGCTCGCTGCTCATCTCGGTGGGCGACACGATCGCCATCCTGAACCCCTCCGGGGCGGCGGTGCGTGGGCGGGCGCAGGTGACCGCGATCAGCGTGTCGGGCGACAACTCGACGCTGACGCTGTCGGCTGCCATCGCGGGTACGACGGCGGCGGACTGGGTCGTGAAGGCGACCAACAACGACACGTCGTACAACTCTGCCATGAACGGGCTGATCAACATCACCAACCGTGGCGGAGCGTACAACACCCTGCACAACGTCACCGCGCCGATCTGGAACACCATTCGGATGGTGGCGGGCACGGACACGCCGGATGTGAACCAGCCCACCGAGTCGGACATCTGGGTGCTGATCCAGCGCATCGCGGGTCTGTCTGGCAAGGACGCCATGTCGCGCCCGCAGGACTTCCTGCTGATGACGACCCCGGGTGTGGCGCAGAAGCTGATGGAGTCGTTCGTCGGCCAGCGTCGGTTCGACGCCCCGGCGTTCAACACCCAGATCAAGGGCGGCTACAAGGCGGTCCAGATCTGCGGCATCAACTGCGTGACGGACTACTACGTCCCGGCGGGGACCATCTATCTCCTCCACCTGCCGTCGCTGGCGTGGGTGGACGCGAAGGACTGGGGCTTCGTCGAGTTCGAAGGTGCGGGTCCGTGGCGCTGGCTGCAGGGTCGCGATGCGGTCGAGACGACCTACGGGTGGTACGGGAACCTCGCGTGCCTTGCGCGCAACGCGCACGGGATCATCACGGGCTACACCGACACGCAGCGGTACAGCCACGTCATCTAAGCGGGTGGCTGACGGG